CCGATGGACTACTTCCATTGATACGAATCAAGTCTCCTCCGCTACTAACAAGGGGAAACGCCACGTCAAAAGCAATACCCCACATCACCTTGATATCGTCGGAATCGTAACGACCGCTTTGTTTGGCGATACAGATGAGCACGTAGAATGCCATCAGAATCAGAACTGCAGCCAGGGACTTGTCGAACTTCTTGAAATCATTCGCCATAAACTTCTTAAAGGCCGTAATAAAGTCGTAGAAGACTCTCCACTCACTTGACTTGGTATCCACTCCTATCGCCATCTCAAAGTTGAGCCCGTTCTCCTGCATGAACTTAACAATTGTGCCAAAGTACTTCTTCTGCAAATAAATGAAAGCGGCTTGAGCGACGTAGAAAGCCCGCGCTTTCCCTTGCCTCCGCTTCTTCTTTGACACCACTTCGTCCTTAAGAGTCTCGTCGAAGACAATGTTGAAAGATTCACCCCGCAAGTAACACTCCTCCATTCGGTCTACCATTAACGCCAACTCAAGTCCGAGCTTACGTTTTCCCGCCTCACCTCGGAAAAAACGCAACTTAGGACCCTTGAACGGCAAGCCAACACTGGTATCCATGCGCATAGCGTCAATAAAACGGCAACCGTCAACACCGTTAATCACATCGTGCTCACTCATAACTCCAAGTCCAACCGTAAGAGGGCATCGAGAAAGGTAGCAATCGGCCGCACGAACGAGCATGTCATACGTGAAATCAGTGGACCTCATGCATTGATCGAGTTTGGCCAGCGCCAAACCATCCTTCCAAACCCCATCGTCGTCATAACCTCGCCCAAGGAAGGGGGCAGAGCACTCATTATCGCACAGCACGCCACAAACAAGGGTCTCCCTAACCCGACTCTTCAAAACACCTCGTGAATAGTTCACACTCCCAAGAACTTCAATCCCGAACTTCTCAATATCAGGAATAAACCGAATACACGACTTCCAATGCAGCTCGCCCAAAGAATTACGCGTCAACCCGCACGCATTGAGCGCTTCAAGTTCCTACGCACATGGGATATTG